GCTTTTACAATTTCCGGCCTTGCACTATCCCCAAGGAACAGATGGGCGTTGTAGCCGAGATCGTTCAGCCCATCGATAACACCCCTCAATCTCTCCTCACTTCCCGCTTCCCCCCAAGGGAAAACGCCTGGAAGGTCAACCGCCACTATCCGGCCACGCCTTCCACTCACCGAAGCCATGAGCCTCAGAGACTCTCCGTATCGCGATCCTATTTCTAGGATTGATTTGCAGCCAATGGCGAGCTTTAGAAGCTTCGCCAACTCTTCTGGATGATGGGGGCAGAGTTTGTCAGCAGCCAACGTAAATTAGGAACCTGCCATCAGTTCCTGCCTTTATTTCTGGATGTTGCTTGCTCTCTTGACACCATCGAGATACGACTTCAAAACCAGAGTCCTTGAATAAGGCGTCAAACTCTTCCGGTTTGTAGTGCCGGATGTGCGGGTATTCGTCTTCCTTAAACACTTCAGGATTGAACGGATACAGATTTTCATTCGGGACGGAAGCGACGAAATATCCACTCAGGCACCTCCTGAACGCTTCTAGCACCGATTTAGGTTCTGGTAGGTGCTCTAGCGTCTCGAATGACACAATCCCGGAGAACCTTCCTCTCCATGGCGTCTCCGCGAGATTCCCGAGGACGTATTCCGGTCCCGGGAAAAATTCCTCGGCATGGCGTATTGTCTTCTCCGAAATATCGACACCAGTCACTACGCATTTTTCGTTAAGGATAAACGACCCGTATCCACAACCGCACGCCGCATCCAAAACCCTGCCATGCAGCAAATCCTTAGCGAAGAAGTATCTGTTGCAGTGATCCTTCGCTATCTCTGTGATTCTTCTACCGAGCTGTCTTTCCAATACGGCTCTTTCCTAGGCGCCACCAAATCTTTGCCTGTGCTGCGAGATTCTTTTCGAGGACCCTTTTTGTGGTCCATGTAAGAGCCTAATCGCGAGCAGACGAACGGATGCATTGTCTTTTCCGGAAGCCCCGCAGCCAAGTTGACGAATTCAGGCCCGTTACCCAGGAGATGCCTTATCGCATCGAACCCGAAGCAGTCATGCCACCCCGGAAGGCTGAAATGCACACCGGAGATAAAGGCGTTCAGATAGTTGTTGCTGAATTTCTCTGCGAGCTGGTGATCGCCGTTGAACCCGATGAAACCGGATTCCGTGTAGTACCAGCCATCACGCCCCAGGTAGCAGCAAAACTTGTCATCTGGGAGCATTTCGTCCAGGAACGATTCCGGCACCCTCGCGTGCGTGATCGAATCCGCATCCAACCAAAACACCTTCCCTCCGAATGCTTTCATGCAATGCATCTGGACAAACGGCTTTCTCGCCATCCGAGCATCGAAGTTGATGTCGTATTTATTCCCAACGATCCCGTGCATAATCGGGAATCTTAGGTTTTCCATGTATTGCGTCAGGTGTTCTACTTCTTCTATGGGCACCCAGGAAAGCCCTGCGGTGTACGGGAAGTCATCGCCTTCGTAGAAGATAGTAAGCCTTACTGTCTTCGGCCAGAATTCCAGAAACGATTCGATGAAGGCTTTGCCGTAGCGCTTATAACCGGCTTCGTTGAAGCTCGTTACTACGTTGTGAAACTTCCTACCGCTCGGCGATACGATCATGCAGCATTTGCGCTAGTTTGTTGATCGGCCACTGCGTTGACTTCTGCCTGTAGAGGGTGACTTTGTCGGACCACGCATAATCACCGGGCGGATATTTCCAGTTCGCCTTTTCTGGGACAAGACACCAGCATTCTTTTCCAAGCCCTGCCGAAAGATCCACGATTGCGGTGGTAACAGAAATGACCAGGTCAAGCTCTGCCACCAGGGCGGCGGTCAGGTCATAGTCATACGACTGCACCCCGTGCGGCCAGTGATGGACGAGAATTCCGTGTTTTTCCTGGAATTCATCAATCTCCTCCTGCCGGTCGAAATACTGAAGGCTGATGAAATGCGCCCTGTTCTTCAGAATCGGCAAGAATTCTTCCAATGGCAAAGAACGCCTAGCCTTGCCAGTATTCTTTCTTCCTCCGGTCCAAGCTAGCCCGACTTTCATTTCCGGTCCGAGAGAATCTAGCAGCGCCTTCCACTGAATACGCATCTGCGGATCAGGAATCAGGAACGGCTTTTTCGGGAAGTCCTCGTCTTTGTTGCGGTAGAACTGCGGAAGCTTCCCGATCGCTACGCGAGCGTCAAACTTGCGGCCCTCAAGCGGTCTTACAGCGTCATAACGGGTGCCAAATACATCGCCCCCGAATGATCTACGAAAAAGACACTCCAGTCTTTTGTCGCATTCAATAGTGACTTTTGCAGAGTCGCGAATGAGGTCAGGGATACAGGAGGCAAAGCACAATTCGTCCCCAATGCCCTGCTCACCATAGCAGACAATGTCTTGACCCTTAGTCCCGTCCCATCTTGGTTCTTCGCCATATTTCAATTCCTTGCGGTCCTTGTTAAGGCCGATGTTCTCGTTGTAACCCTCCCATCCCTCCCACCTTCTCAAGGCGAGGAAGGACATGCCTCTATTGACCTTCGAATCCATGAGACTGGGGTCTACTTTCAAAGCTTTGTTGCAATATTCGATCGCAAGCCCGAATTCGGACCGATTGAGATTAATCAGCCCCATCCCATCGAGCGAAGAAACAAGCTTCGGGTCGATCTGCAACGCGCGTCTGAAGCACTGCTCGGCTTCTTCAGTCTTCTGAAGGTCGTTAGCTGCTTTCCCGAGGTTGTGCCAAGCAATGGCTTGGTCTGGCGCAACTTGAACGGTCCTCGCGTTGACGTGATATGCGAGCCCAGGATGATCTGACTTCAAGAACAGAAACCCGGCGATGAACAAAGCCCTCGGGTCATCAGGGTTCTGATCCATGTATGGGAGAATCAAGGCCATCGCCTCGTCCCGCTTATCCTCCTCCGCAAGTAACGCGGCCCTATCCAGTAATTCCAGTCAGCCTCCTAGCCATTAACCATCTGATCTGTCCATCCTGCCGCAGCTATCTTTTGAACTACGGAAGACGCCGGGGCCGTCATCGAAAAAACGAGCGGGCTCCCTCTCAAACCAGGAAGGTCAAGGTTTGCAAAAGTACCCTCTACAGCAGCCCCAGTCGCCACAATAAAGTCCCAATCCACCAAGACTGATCCGCCTATAGAGGCGTCAGAAACCTGCGCCGTTACCGTCACCGCAGCGGCGGTGGTGTTCTTGATCGAGTATGAAAGCGAGGTAACGGACTGTCTCGCTTTCGGGCCTTCAATAGCGACGTTCGTTACCGCTGTAGTGCCAGCCGCAGGAGCGCTTCGCGTGCTCCAACGATTCGTCAGCGAAGCAATCATCAACTCATCGTCTCTCTTTGACATATCACACCATATGCGTTTTTGTAGTTGTTTTCAGGTAGCGATACTCTGGAGAGTTGAGTTTTTGAAAAACCTTCCTCTCATCGTTTTTGTCGAGGACGTTTATTCCCTCCTCGACTTGCCATTTGTGGATAAGGCTGATTGGTATGTGCGCATAGTGCCACCAACCAGCCTTAATCCCGTCTTTCGTATATTGCTCGTCGTTCTGTAGCGCCTTGTTGTGATCCAGAGCCGGGGCCACGCTTTCGAACTCGTATCCGACCTTTAATGTGTCAGTGGCCGATTCGTAGTCCGAATAAGTAGTAATACCCGACACCGGATCGTAATCAACAAAGCGTTTCATTACGACGTGGTGAGGTCTGCCACTTTTCCGCTTGCGGCTTCGTTCCTGGAAATGAGCGTGTATTCGGCCAGGATTTGCTTGCGGTCGGAGTCGCCGGTCTTGGCAAGGTTGGTCTGCGTGAACTTGCGCAGGTACGCAATTGCCCAATAGTCGAAGTCCAGAATGAACAAGGTTCGATCACGCTGGAATCGGTTTGGCACGATCATGAACTTGCCGAAGTCCGACACATACGCATCCGCAGCACCCACGATTGTCAAGGCCTCGCCTTTGGTCTGCGTCTGCGCCTGGGCGCTGTTCACGCCGGCAAAACCTGAAGCTTTGGTCTTGTTGAAAGGCCCGACCATAATCGTGTCCGGAGAACCACCGGCAGTCCAGGCGGCGCGGATGATGGCTTTGGCGTTCGCCTCCGAGACAGTCCCCTGCGCGGAATTGTCCACCGGAGCCTGAACGATGCCAGATTGGAAGCCCGAGCTCGATGGAGACCCCCCCGAACCCTGGGTCGTCCAGTTCGACGTGATCCATGATTCCAAAGATCCCGAGATGCGGGCCGAACCTGCACCACCCGCATTCGATGCCTTGTTTTGGGTGAGCTGAGACTCCATGTCGCGCTTCATGCGCTTGCCGAATACGATAAGCTGGTGCGCCATCTCGTCTTTGATGCCGGCTGCCGTAATCGCTTGCTGCGTTCCAGAAACACCGAAGGCATATTGCGAGATTTCGCAATAATTCCCGATGCGCACGGTCGGAACGACTGACGTATTGGTGGCGTCGTCGCCTTCAATCGCGGCGTTGGTGGCAACCGCCGCCGCAAGGGATTCTGTTTGCCATTCGTGAAGGACTGCGTTTGCGGTGGTCTTCGCGCAGTTCGACATGAACGGTGTTTCAATGGGAGAAATCATGTAAATGAAATTCTCCAGGTCTTCCCTGTTACCGATCTTCTGGAAAGCCTGGAATGTTGCGGTTGGGACGGTCATGGCCGGCTCCTCTTGTTGTTGTTTTTCTTAAACCAGGAACTTAGCTGCGTCTAACAGCGCCTCCTGGTCAGTGCCTTGAGACTTCTTGATCCTATTGGCCGTTTCCTTCCACTTTTCCGCTCTCTGGTCGGGCTTCTCAGCCGTGCCTGGCTTTACAACCTTGGGCACATTAGCGACCTTTTTATCCACTGAGGGCTTGGCTTTCTGCAACTCGCTCCACTTGTGAGCCGCATGAAGCACTTTGATAGCGCGTGGATCAACGATTTGCCCGACTTCCTGAGATGTGAACCCAAACTCCGTGCCGCTCTTGAGAACGGATTTATAGAGTTCCTCGTTCCATCCTGGAATTTCGGCCTGAAGCGTTTCGATAGCTTCAGTTATTGCTTGCTGCTGTTGCTGGCGGACTTTCTGCTGACTCTCATGTGCCAGCCTCTGCTGTTCCTGCTTTACGCCTTCGAGCACACGATTCACATCGGTTACCCGTTGCATTCTTACCGCCCACTCGGCAGGATTCTCCTGGGCCAGTTTGTTCCAATCGGTTTGATTGACCTCCGGTGCCAAAGCTTGCCAGACGGCCTTTTCAAATAATTGGAGTCTTTCCTGATACTGCTTTAATGCAGGCTCCGTCTGCTGGCGGATCGTCTCCTGCATCTCCTGACGCTCCTTTGCCAGGGCTTGGGACTTCTGCGTGTAGTCGTAACCTTTTTGAGCCAGCTCAATTGCTTCGGGCTCATCGACCTCCCTGTCCTCGCCTTTATATTTCAGCTTGAGACGACGAACTTCCGTCTTTGTCTCTGGCTGCTGTTCTTCTGGCGTTTCGGTCGTTTCCTCGGCAGGGACCTCTGGGGCTTGCCCTTCCTCAGTCTTGACTTCGGGTTTCGACCAGCTTTCTACGATATTTAGTGCTAAGTCTTGCGCTGTGGGCTGCTCTTGGGCTTGGCCTTCTTCTGACATTGCTTACTCCATGGGGTTGGCAAATCGCTCCCCTTCTTTTGTATAATCTGCATTGGGTGGTTTCGACGTGGCGGAATTGGTAAACGCCGGGCGGCGGACATTTCAAAGCGCGCAGTCTGTCCGTGTTGGCTAGATGTCAAACTGCGCTGATGCTGGTTCGATTCCAGCCGTCTAAACTGCCCAATCAGAAAATTCCTAGAATCTTTTTTCTTTCCTCTTCTCGCCTAATCTGCTCTTTTACGAGCTTCCCGGTCTCCATGTGCGTTTCGAGAAGCCGCTTCCCGAAATGAAGGCCGCGCCAAGTATCCACCAACGCCAGGGTAAGCTCTCGGTCTTTTACGGGAGCATGTAGAAGCTGATCGAGGATCGCTTTTTCAGTCTCCTGGAAGTTCTCAAGATAGAAAGGATCTTCGAGAAACTGGCGGGCTCTTTCCGATCTTTGCAGCTCTTCAGTGGGAGTCATTATGGCTGTGCAGGTCGAACGCTCGTTTCCTTCGGCGCAAGCATGGCTTCGGTGTGGGCCTTTAGCAGGGTCTGCATCTGCGTGTGCTGATGTTGCTGCTGCGCAATTAGAGAATCGATGATTCCTTGCAGGACTATGCCTTGCTGCTCGGTGGCGCCTTGCTCTTTCGCTGCCTTCATCTGCGAAATTGCATCGATCACCTTTTGCCTGTTTTGAGACTCCTGCTCAAGCATAATTTTGGATATTTCCGACTGATGCTCGCGCGATTGTTCCGATCTATCCATCATGGCTTTAAACTGCACTGTCCCCGCTTCAAGCTTTTGCCGCATCTGCTCAAGCTGTGCATCAATCGCCATCTTGTCGCGCTTTTGGGCGTCGCCCATTTCAGCTTTATGCGCGGCAAGCTGGATCTTGAGCATCTCCGGGTCCGGAGGTTGAGGCTTGTCCGGGACCGTACTTGGGTCGGTAAAGAAAATATCGCCCTTCTTCGGAAAAACAGACTTGGCATACGCCCTGCATGCTTCGTAGAAGTTCTTGGGAGTGACGACTTTATCCCCCATGCCAAGCTTTAGAGCGCCTTCTTGAATCTGCATGATCCCCATGGCACCTTGCATCACCGCTTGCTGGCTTCCAGTACCAAGACCAACGGTGACCGTCATGTTGAATTTGTTCTTCCATTCCCTGGGGTCTACGGTCGCCCACCGCCCCCTCAGTTTTACGACTTGCGGTTTGTCCTGATGCTTGGAAACGAGTTCTAGGATTTTCCAAAACATTTGCTTAACTGCGGTTTCGGCGAGAATTCTGGCAATGAGTTCTGTTCTTTCAGAATCCCACTGCTTGAAGACTTCGGCTCCAGTAGCCGAGCCTTTCAGAATGTCCGCGTTCGGACCGGGGGCGAAGGTTCTCTTGCCTACTCTAGATTCCTTGACTTGATCGAAGTAGGAAAGCATCTCGAAGGCGGGAGCCCCGAGTAATGGCGTGTCCTGACGCTTCACCGCCCCCAAGACCTTTGTGCGAATCACACCACCCGGTCTATTTGTGAGCATGTCATCCATGTTCACCATGCCATCCAAGACTTCCCATCTCGCATTGTTCACGAAATAGAAGTTGTCCAGCAGATTACGGGTAACGGCGGATTTTATTTCCTGAATACTTGCCACGAGGTCTGCTATCGACAACCCCATAATCTTGTGGGGCATGAGGATTGGGGAACCGGTAACGAGAGAAATAGTGTCTATCTCCTCGTTTGACAGGATGGTCTTCCCTACTCGTATGATCTTCCTAAGTTCTGCAATCTTGTCGCCGTCGTAATCGACCCTTAGCTCAGACTCACAGACCCATACCTCTCGGGAAGACGGGTCTATGTTTCCATGGTCCTGGGCGATTATGTTGGAATCATCAAAACTGGATCTTTGCTGCCGCTCAAGGTTGAATTCGGCGGCGGGGCTTATTGAGTCTTGGATATTGTCTTCGACTTCAAACCCCATCTCCCGCAGCCTTGATATTGAAATTTTCCTGCGGTGCTCGACAAACCTGCCCTTTTCCAGCTCGTTCGGCGTTTCTCTCGCAATCAAAACTTCTTCTGGAGGACAAGGGTCTAGACAGACCTTGCCCTTTTTTTGCTTTGTCCTGAAAACCGCATTGTGCAAATTCCCTTGAGGACCGGGAACCTCGGTATGCTGCAAAACCTCGACCTCATCACCCATCGCAAGATAGGTGAATTGATCGTCTGTAAGTCCTTCGTAGGTCTCTTTGGAATAATCCTCGTAGTTTTCCCAGTAGACCTTGGTAAAGCCGTTCTTGAGAAGAAGGGCGTCTTTGAAAAGACAGTACAGGACCAGAAAGCCGTTATTGACGCGGCTGAATATGTAATTCACATAGTCAGTAGCTTGTTGGGCCGCTTCTTCGTCTTCAGGTCCTTGTGGATCAAACCTCACAATCTCATCTGACGACGTAAAAATCGCCATCAGGGAAGGCATGATGCCCTCGATCGCATCGAGGGTCTCGGTAGTGACTACTTGAGATCTGCCCTCGACCTCGTTTCCGTAAGGTTGCCCATAGTAATACTGAAGAGCTTTTCGTCTTTGTTCAGAGAGAGTACCGGAATAGGTGCCGATGCAATTGGCCTCTTCCTGCTCAAGGATGTTTATCAGCTCTTCGTCGGTCATCTCTTTTTATTTTTGTTGACCGGTTCAATCCGGTTTCTTTCCCATACTTGCTTTCATGGCTTTTATTTCACCCTCAAGCTTCTGCACACGCTCGGCAAGGTGTGCATAGTTTTCCTCCTGAATCTTGGCGGCCTCAAGCATTCGGACTTTCTTAGCTAAATACTCAACCTGCATTTGCAGTGCAATGCTCATACCACTCCCGATTTTGGATAAACTATTTTCTTCGACCACTCCATGGAATTATTCATGGTTTGGGAATACATGGCGGCGTATTGAGTGGCTTCGCAAGGATGCGAGAAATCGTTCTTGTCGGGAACGTCTCTATATCTTTCATCACCGGCAATCTGGACCCGCTTGAATTGGTATCTTCCGTTCAAACCGCGGCGGTTCATGTCGGCTTTTGGGTCAACCAAAAAGCCGGGCTCTCCATCTACCATCTTGGTAAGGTATTTAGCTACCGCCTCACGCCTTGCGGTGAAGTTATTGGAAATCGTCGGGACCGCAGGAATTCCAGCTTCAGCCAGCTCCATGAAACAGGTTTTTTCATCTGTGTCGCTTCGACTCATCCCCGCAGGATCTCCGGCGGCCTGGAATTTGTAGTTTGTATAATTCATCGCCAGATGAGGGGTTACTATGTCGCGCGCAAACTGTCTTATCCCCATGTCCTTCACAAACAATTCATCCAGGATTCGAAACTGACCCCTAGTAGTAAGCTGGCAAATTGAAGCCGCCGGGGTCAGGCCGTAGTCAAATCCCAGAATCAGAGGAAGACCGTATGTCGGTTTTAGGGGTTTGCAATGCACATCATCGTTATATTCCTGATAAACAGGACGGCCATCGATAATTGACCCGTACTGCGCCAGGACAAAGACCTTGATCCAGTCCTTTGACTTACCTGGGAGCTGCCTGAAGTAGTACTCATACCCCCCAGGCAAATTCGCAATGTTCTCCGCTTTTGGGTTGGGCTCGTAATTGTTGCGGTCGTTATAATCCCCGCCCTTGTAAATCAATCCCCCGGGCTGTTTGAAGAACTCCCACCCTTCAGGCTTTTTCTTCTCCGCAATCGTGTACAACCAGTGATCGTCGTCGGGGAAGTTGGAATCCATAATGACCCCTGACCAACTAGGCCCACCATGAGCCACCCGTGGGTAACGACCTACCCGCTGGGTCACCATGTCGAAAACAGCCTTGGGAACTTCAGAGGCCTCGTTTATCCAGGCTCCGGTCAATTCCAAAGACCTCAGCTTCCCAACCTCCTC